CATTACGGATTTTTCCCGTAGTCGGTTAGAGGCTGAGCTAGCGACGATCAATCAGCTAATGACGCAATCAATGGATGAATCCATCGTTCCTACGCTAAACCGGCAGATTGTCGAGCTTGGGCAGTACGAGGCAGAGTTTGAAATCAGGTCGCTGGAAAACGTCACGGTAAACGCTGAGTACACCATGCCAGCGGATACGCAGATTCGTGAAGCGATATACGGCCAACCGCTGCAAGCGCGTGGTGCAAATAACGGCAAGTTGCTCGAGCCGTTTATCAGGGACTGGGAAAACGGCGCGGTGGAGCGGGTAAGTCAGACGGTTCGTGCTGGCTATGTGCAGGGATTGACAACACAAGAGATCGTGCGCTCGGTTCGTGAAACGGCGATGGTTCCAAGCACTCAGAACTTGCAGGCCATTGCGCGCACGGCTTTGCAGCACTCAGCGAACGAAGCCCGCATGGCGACGTGGAACGCAAACCGGGACATTGTAAAACGCTACCGGTGGGTGTCTACGCTGGACTCGCGCACTACTTCGCAGTGTCAGGCGCTGGATGGGCAGACGTGGGCGATGGGTGAAGGCCCAGTGCCTCCTGCTCACATCAACTGCCGATCCACGACCACGGCCGTGCTTGATGAGCGTTTTGACTTTCTCGAAGAAGACGGCACTCGATTTGCCCGCGATCCTGAAACCGGCAGGGCAAGGGTTGGCGAGGTACCGGCGAATGAAACTTACTACGGCTGGTTAAAGCGCCAGCCCGCCGAGGTGCAGGATAGTATTTTATCGAACAGCCGAAGCAAAGGAGACGGCGAGACACTAGGGGCACTTTTAAGGCGCGGCGATTTATCCGCAGAGCGTTTTAGAGAGCTGCAACTTGACCGCAACTTTGAACCAGCCACCATTGAACAGATGCGTGAGCTAGAACCGGCAGCCTTTAAACGGGCTGGACTTGATGACAGCAACTAGAGGTAACTAAGGATGACTGATGAAGTACAACAAACCGAAACCGAAACCGANACCGAAACCAAGGAAGTACCAAGCGTGACCCCAGAAGAGTTGGAGTCGCTCAAGGANTCCATTGCTAANCTGGAAGCAAAAAACCGCGAGCTAGCCGAGGAAAAATCCAAGGCCAAGCAAGCGGCTGAGCAAGCAGCGATGGAGCGGGCTAAGAAAGACGGTGATCTGGAGTCGCTTGAGAAAAGCTGGGCGGAAAAGGTCAAAGCCACCGAGGCCGAGCTAACAGGCAAGCTGCAACAGTACGAGCAGATGATGACCGACATCACCAGCGGAAGTGAAGCGCGCAAGCTAGCCGCCGATCTTGCCCTGCCCGGTCATGCTGATTTGTTGTTACCACACATCAAAGGCCGCCTTAAGACCGAAGTGCGTGATGGTAAGCCGGTGGTTAAGGTGTTGGACGCCGAAGGCAATCCAAGCGCGATGAGCATTGATGATCTGCGCAAGGAAATCAAAGCCAACGATCTGTTTGCCCCGATCCTTTCTGGCAGCAAGGCGAATGGCGCTGGCGGTGCTGGTAAGTCTGACGGCGGCAGGGTAGAGCGCAAGGGTTGGGGCGAGATGACCGACGAAGAGCGCGTTGCTTTGCGCAAGGAAGACCCGGCGACGTACAAGGAAGTGGTGGACGAGTTCTACAACCGCAAGACTTGACCTAAAGACAGCAATGCTGGTATAACCAGCGTATGAGGTGAGACCACCCCTGCGGGGTGCGATCATCGGGGCCTGCGGCCCGCAGTGAGATTTTTAATCTGCTGGGGCGTGGGCTTTTTTTATGCGCCTCGGCTTTGTTCACACAAGCAAATGAGGTGTAATCATGGCCGCTACTCGGCTTTCTGACATCATCGATGTCACAGTATTTCAGGATTTGCCGCCCGTTGACGGCCCTGAAAAAACCGCTTTTCACGACTCCGGCGTTATCGTGCGCAACGCGATTCTTGATCAAGCAGCCTCGGCCGCTGGCAAGACCGCTGAGCTGCCGTTCTGGAAAGACATCGACCCAACTGATGGGCCGAACCTGACGAACGACAACCCGGGATCAACCAGCACGCCTTTCAAAATCGTGCAGGGCGAGCAGATTGGTCGTAAGGCATTCTTGAACGCTAGCTGGTCTGAGACTGACCTCGCGGCTGAGCTTGCGCTTGGCGGCGATGCGATGACTCGCGTACGCACCCGGATCGACACCTACTGGCGTCGGCAGTGGCAGCGTCGGTTGGTCGCTTCGCTTAACGGCGTGTTGGCTGGCAACGTCAAGGATGACGATGGCGACATGGTGTTTGATGCAGGCTTGGACACGGCTACTTCTAGCTCAGTCTTTACCCGCAGCAACTTCACCGCTGCCGCGTTCACGCTTGGCGATAGCTACGACGAGCTGACTGCCCTTGCGGTTCATTCGGTCGTTTACAAGCGCATGGTGGATAACGACGACATCGACTTCATTCCTGACTCTCAGGGACAGATGACGATTCCGACGTTCCTCGGCCATCGCGTGATTGTTGACGACGGCCTGCCGGTTGATCCTAACGGCGAAAACGACCCTAAATTCACTTCGGTGATTTTCGGTGCCGGTTCCGTTGGCTTTGGCGAAGGTACTCCGCCCAATCCTGTTGAGGTTGATCGTCAGCCTTCACAGGGCAATGGCGGTGGTGTTGAGGTTCTATTCAGCCGCAAGACCTACCTGCTGCATCCGTTCGGCTTCAAGGCGGTTGCTGAGCCTGCTGCTGAGAGCTACACGCTCACAGAGCTTGCCGATGAGGATACTTTCGACCGCGTTGTGGATCGGAAGAATGCGCCGCTGGCGTTCTTGGTGACCAACTAAGGTCGCCCATCTAGGGGCGCTGCCATGCGTGGCGCCCCTTACCTAACACTTGGAGACAGTTTGATGGACTTAAAAGCATTGCTAATTAAAAACGCTGAGATTGATGCGCGGATCGAGTCTGAAAAAGAACAGGCCCGTATCGCAGCACTTGAGGCGCAACTAGAGGCTGCAAAGCCAAAGCCCAAGCCACGGCGTAAGGCCAAGGCTGCTACACAAGAGGCGGTTGACAATGGCGAATAAACCATACGCGCGCCCCGGTAGCCGTGAGTTTGCTTGGTGGTGGGCGCAAAAGCGTCGGCGTGAGCGTCAGGCTGCTCAGCAAGAGGAAACTTAATGCCCGCTCAGCGCTGCCAGAAAAACGGACGTCGCGGCTGGAAGTGGGGCCAGAGCGGTACTTGCTACGTTGGGCAAGGCGCCAAAGCGCGAGCAGAGCGGCAGGGCCGGGCGATAAGGGCAGGTGGTTACCGTGGCTGATTTTTACACGCTACCCGGCACGCCTAGCGATCTGCTGACCAGCACAAGACCCGGCAAGCGCCGGTTTGCGGTTGAGAATCGCGACACTTGTTTTTTTGAGGGCAGGCAGGGGTACGTCATTGTTGAGTTTGACGTAGCGCAAAACACAACGCAGGTGCTTAAAGTTGTATCGCCTGTCAACACGATTGTGCAGCGCTTTAGCTCAACGCTGATTTTGGGCGCGGCGCGCATCGAGCTTGTAACTGGCGGAACAGAAGGCGGCACGTTTAACGGCGATATTGACGTTAAGCCGGCAAACACAATGACCACCGCAACGCCTTATGACTTGCAGGTGGCTTGGTCTACCGGTGGAACGCATACCGAAGGCGATCTGCAAGATTTGCTGCTGCTTAATGCTGGATCACCAGCGCGTCAGGCAAAAGCCGATGTTGGCGCCCATGAGCTGCCTTTTGGCTTTGCGCCGGGCACATTTTATATCCGCATTGTCAGCACTGGCGATGCAAACGCACGCGGAGTATTCCGCGCACGATGGGAAGAAAAACCATGACGATTAACGTTGGCACAAACAGTTACGTCACACGGCAGGAGCTAATCGACTACGCCGATGCGCGTGGTATTACCGTCCCTGATACCGCAGAGACGGACGTGCTGCTAATTAACGCCACTGACTTCATGGAAACCTATGAGGGGCGTTTTCTCGGCTCCCGCGCTACCGCAGAGCAGGCGCTAGCATGGCCGCGTCAAGGCGTGGTGCTGCGTGGCTTTAAAGTGCCAGAGGATGAAGTGCCGGAGTTGGTCAAGCAGGTGCAAAAGGAAATCGCGCTAGACCTTCAGGCTGGTGTTGACCTGTATAACCGCGAAGATCGGCAGATCGTCACCCGCGAGCGCGTTGATGGCGCGGTTGAAGTGGCGTACGCAACTCCGAACGTGGTTGGCGTGCGCTTGCAGCAAAGCAAAGCGATGAACCTGCTGCGGCTTATCACTACCGGCGGCACGATTACATTGGAGCGGCGATGAGCTTTTACGCTGGCCTGCAAAACACGGCGGCACGGTTGCTTGAGCAATTCGGGCAGGCGGTGGATTTTGTGCGCACAACCGGCGGCGGGATTGACCCTGTGACCGGGCAGGATACGACTACAACCGAAACGCTTACAACGGTTGGGGTTCTGCGCCGGTTCCCAGATGAACTGATTGATGAAACGCGCATTCTTTCGACTGACCGCGAGCTGGTTGTCAGGGCCACGGATTTAACGCCGGTGGTCAGCGATAAGGTCACGGTGAACGGTGAGGATTTTGCGATTGAGGAAATCCAGACTAGCACGCCTGCGGGCACTGATTTGGTTTACTTCGTGAGGGTGCGCCGATGACGTGGACGGTGGACATTAGAAAAATTGCCGAACAGACCAACGCGACGCTGGACGAAGTAGCGCGGGCGATTACGATTAGCTTGTTTAATGGCGTCATAAACGATACCCGAGTTGACACTGGGCGGCTGCGTGGTAACTGGCAGGCAAGCATAGGACAGCCAGAGCAGGGCACCATTGAGCGTTTAGACCCAAACGGTACTCAGGCAGCCACCGAGGTTGAATCGACCGTTCAGAGCGGCGCTGTAAACTACCTGACCAACAACCTGCCATACGCCGAGGTGTGGGAGCAGCGTGACGGCATGGTGGCTCGTAACGCGGCACGCATCGAGCGCACAGTAGCCGAGGAGGTGCGCCGTGTCAGTCGTTAAGATCGATCAGGCATTTGTGTCGAGCTTTATTGCTGGCGGGTTCGGTCTTGAGATCGCGCACGAAAACCTTGCGTATGAGCCGACTACGGGCACCCCGTATGCGCAGATCACAACCCTGCAAAACGATGTGACCGGCTACGACCTAAGCAGCCGTGATCTGACCGATGGGGTTTTTCGGGTGATCCTGAATTACCCCGCAGGCAGCGGCGCGATTGTCCCAAAACAAAAGGCGGATGAGATTCTAACCGCCTACCCGATTGGTTCGCTGGTTAGCTATGAAAGCCAAGCAGCGACCATCCAGAGCCAGCAACGGCAGCCCGGTGTAGCCGAGGCGGGCTGGTATTCCATTGTTATCACGCTCGGCTACCGAGCAAAACTCTTAAGAGGTACGTTATGAGCATTTCAGGTGCATTTACCAGCGCTGGCTCCACTATTGGCATCAGCGCTACTCTTCCAACCACGTTCGACGATGACGCCACTGACGGCTTCCCGGGCCTGTCGTATAACGACATCGGTGAGGTGACTGACCTTGGCGAATTTGGCCGTGAGTACAATCTTGTTACGCACAACCCGCTGGCTGAGCGCCGGACGGTTAAGCGCAAAGGTTCGTACAACGACGGTCAGATCAGCATGTCAGTAGCCCGCGTTCCTGATGACGCTGGTCAGGCGGATGCTATCGTTGCGATGGACAGCGACGAGCCAGTATCGTTTGAAGTCACCCTGCAAGACGGCACCAAGCTGTACTTTGCGGGCGTGGTGATGAGCTACACCACCAACATCGGTTCAGTGGATCAGATCACCAGCGCAAGCGTGATGGTCGAGATCACCACGGACATCGTTGAGGTGGCTGCCTAATCCGGCTTAGCCGGTAGGGGCGGTGAGGTTTTGCTGTCGCCGCGCCGCCCCGTCTTTTACAATGACAGCACGACAGTAAGAGGTACGACAGCATGAAACTGACAGACATTGATACAGTACGCGGCTCGGATGAAGGCTCGGTGATGACGGTGACGCATCCCGGCACGGGCGAAAAGCTGGATGGCATGTGGATTAAGCTCGCAGGCCCAGATAGCAAAATCGCCAAGCAGCGCCGGGCGGAGATTCGCCGCAAGATGCGGAAGATGAACCGCAATGCGCTGGACTTCGACGCGCTAGAGGCTGAGGCCACCGAAACGCGAGTCGCTGTAACGTTACAGTGGGCAGGCATTGAGATTGACAGCCCGCTAGATTGCACGCCTGATAATGCGCGCATGGTCTATGAAGAATTCCCTTGGCTTGCTGAGCAGGTTGATGAGTTCCAAGGTGACCGCGCAAATTTTATCGGGAAGCGCTTGAAGAAGCGCGCATCTTCGTCCGATTCCGAGGCTGGCTAGACGCTACCCCGGAGAAGGCGAAAAAACCACGCGGGTCGGAATACACCGGCCCGCTGCCAGAGGTTAGCTTGATGCCGGAGCTGATTGAGTACACATGGGAGATTGGCCCCGTCGGTTACGGCGGCATGGGCTTGCTTCCATTGTCATGGCAGGAGATAGCAGCTTGGCAAGACGCGCAAGGGATCGACTTAGACCCTTTTGAGCTAGATGCCGTTCGTGAATTATCATCCACCTATGTGGATCAGGTGGAGCGGAGCAAAAAGCGGGATTGTCCAGCACCGTGGATTGACCCCGAGCAGGTAAACCGCGAGGCGGTGCAGCAGAAGATTCTGCAACAGTTTAGATCGTTCAACGCTAGCCGTAGGAAGCGCAAATGACATCATTGACTAGAGTTACCCTAGAGGCAGATTCGCGGCAAATACGCAGGGCCGCCAATGATGTGCGCGACCTTGGCAATCGCGGTCGCACGGCTGGGCAGCAGGTTGATCGGTTTGGGCGCCAAACCAACCGCGCCACCCAACAGACCCGGCAGCTAAGCAATGCCGCTCGCACGCTAACGCGAGTGCTTGGCGCGGTGGGGATTGGTTTGTCGGTTCGCGCTTTGCAGCAGTTTGTTGTTAGCACAACCAGCGCTGCTAATGAGCTTGGAAAGCTGTCTAATGCAACGGGAATTAGTACAGACCGATTGCAAGAGCTTCGTTTTGCTTTCGGGCAACTTGCTGACGTTACTGATCGCCAAGTAAATGAGTCACTCATTCGCTTTAGCCGCCGCATTGATCTTGCGCGTCGCGGAACGGGTGCGGCGCAAAATGCTTTGCGTGATTTAGGCATAAACCTAAACCAAAACACCAATGCTGCTTTAGATGAAACCATCAATAAACTTATCGAGATGGGAGAAACGCAGTCAATTGTGGGTATAACTTCTGAGCTTTTTGGTGACCGCACAGGGCCGCTTTTGGCTGCTGCTTTGCAGCAAGGCACAAGCGCCATGGACGCGCAGGTTCAGCAAGCTCACGCGCTAGGGCTTGTTATCCGCGAGGAGCTAATAAGAGACGGTGAAGAAATGGCGGATCAGTTCCGCATACTGTCGATGCAGCTTAGGACGCAGTTTCAATCAGCAGTGCTTGACAATAAAGACGCGATCATCGGCTTGACCAATGCGATGCAATCAATTTTGCAGTTCGTTCAAGAAAACATCCGTTTATTCCAAGCGCTTGGCGTTAGCTTAACCACCCTGCTAGCTTTAAAAGCCGCTGGATTTTTCTTTAACCTTGCTGGCGCAATGAGGGCTGCTGCGGCGGGAGCGGGTGCCCTTAGGGTTGCAATGACATTTTTGAGCGGCCCTGCTGGCATTATTGCTTTGGCAGCTGGCGCAATTACTCTTTTTGCAACACGGTCTGGGGAAGCTGAAACATCAACAAGAAATTGGTCGGAAGAGGTTGATAGGCTAACAGGGAACCTTCAAGGTTTGCGTGCTGCCAGCTTAAGAGAAATTATTAGTGATGCTGAGATTGCCGAGCAGCAATTGGCTGCAATTAACCAGCGAATTAGCGAGCTTGCCCAAACGGAATTTCAGCTTGGTGGGCCAACAAGACAAGTAAGGGAAGCTAGGATTGAGGAGCTTGAAGCAGAAGCTGACGCCCTAAGATCGGCTGGCGCTGCGGCTGACATTGCAAGAAAAGAGCTTGCGGAGCTTGAATCGCAAATGAAAGCGGTTGGCGATGAAGNAANAATCACAGCAGAAGAAGCTCAAGAGCTTGGGAAAGCATTTGCTGCCAGCCTGCCAGCGATTGACA